ACACCTGACATCGGTGAACCTTGTGGAATTACATCGCGAAAGCCCTTAAAAAGTTCATAAATTTCAAGTTCAGAAAGTGGATTAACGTACTTTGCTTCAATTCTTGCAAATTCCTTAGCAATGCGCCGATGCATCTGGTCTGGATTGGATTCAAGAACATTCCCGTCCTTGTCATGAAGCGCATACTTTGGAAAAACATCAGCAGCAAGTTGATCACTGTCAAAATACTCTAATGTTTCCTTAAGCGCTTGTTGTTTTAGTGATTCATTCATTTGTTGCCCATTACTTGATTCCATTTGTCTCTAATCAATTTTTTCTTGTCGTTATCGTCTTGTGACATTACTTCCGATAGCGTAAGTTCATTATCGTCAAGTATCTTGATTATAGACCTTGCAGTGTCAATGTGTACTGGGAAAAGAATTCCGTCTCTTCCTGCTCTATTTTTTGCAACAAACAATCTACCTGCACCCGTTGCTTTTTCCGTAGGTTTACGAGACAGTGAAAGAATGACATCTGCAACCATCGCTTTACCGTAAGACTCAGACATACTCTCAAGACCTACCACTTCTGAGTTTGACGCTTCACGATTGGCCTGAGATGCAGTCCAGATTGGCAGACCCTTTTCCATTGCAAGATTACGAAGTTCTTCATAAATTAATTTTAGTTCGAGACGAAGTGCGTCGTATTCTCTTGTTGAGCGCATAATGTCAGCGTAATCAATAACGATGAGATTAGGAACGAATCCTCTTAGTAAGAGTTTCTCAATGTGATTTCTGATCGTGTTAACTGTTGCGCCACCCGTTGGGTATTCTTTGATTATCAGTTTCCCAAGTTCCATTTCTTTGTATTTCGAAAGAACTTCTTCTTTTGAGTCCTGAATTTCATTAGATGGAATTTTTGTAAAATACGAATCGTATCGAATTCCAACTGCTGTTTCAGTTAGTTCGAAAGTGTAATGAACTACGTTCTTGCCAACCTTAAGTGCTTCAGCGCCGAGGCCAACCAAAAAATGGCTTTTGCCTACACCTGTGCTTGCGATAATACATCCCAATTCACCCTTTCCAAGGCCACCGTTAAGAATTCCCTTTGCATCAAGTTGAGCGAGACCAGTTGGGCAAGGTGAACGAATAGTCTTTACAAATCTTGCTTCTGCGTCTTCAAAAAAGTCGTGACCAACAGACACTGGCATTCCGACTGATACTGCGTTTCGCATAAGATCAACAACTGCATCGTATTTATCATTAGAGATTAATTCAACTGATTTCTCAAGTGCTTCTCTAAGAGCCTGCTTGCGACAAAAATCAAGTGATTTTTCTTTCACATAGACTATGTCACCGATGTCAGGTGATGAACGCATACGCCCAAGATACTCAACAATCTGTTCTTTGAGAACTGCGTTTGACGCTTCTCGTAAATCGTCTTTGATAATTGAAATCAACAAAGACATTGTAGGGAATGTCTTGTATTTGGCGTTGTATTTGAAGTATTTATCGCTTAAATAAGCAAGATACTTAAGATCGAAATACAGAGGCTTCATAACCTCTGCCATTTGTGCAGCCCAAGTATGGTCTGACAAAAGTCCGTGGAAAATTTTCTCTTGAAATGATTTTCCGTATCCTTTGAATAGCGGTTCACTTAGATTTATTTCAGACACTCTTCACCGTTTTTAGATTGATTGACGAATTTAGACAAAGTTTATCGACATCAATGGTTTTGATGCCGCATTTTAGAAGTGTTCTACTGAGACTCAATTTATTGCACGATGGAATTTGTGTTTCTAAAGCGCTGTTTAGTTTTGACACTTGATTCCAACTCAAATTAGAAACATCCAATTTCATCAGCTTCCAATTCATTCTACCCAAATTTGCGTTGGTTTTCACTTGTGCGTAAACATTAGATGATTTTTCTGGCATAGAACTTGCGTAATCGATTATGTCTTCAAGTTCAACACACTTCTCACTAGCAAGGTCAGGAAAGCGTTTGATCATCGTTTTGAACCCAAGACCTTTCACTCCTTGAAGATTATCTGACGCATCGCCACAAAAACACCTGACAACGAGAAGATTATGAGGTAAAACACCAAATCTCTCTTTTACTGATTCTTCTGTTACTATCGATTTCAAGGTTGGAGACCAAACATTAATTCGATTATCTACTAATTGTAAGTAGTCATGATCTGAAGAAACAATCACTACGCGTGAATCTTTGTATGAGTATTTTGACAAATAACCAATTACATCATCTGCTTCGCAATCAGAAATGTAGAGTTGTCTAATCGGTAAATTTTTCAGCGCTGCAATGAGCGCCTCGACTTGCCAATTTTTGTTATCTACTGAATCTGGTATGTCGCCATCGTGAAACCTATTCAGCTTTTGAGGTTTTCTACCACCTTTGTAGTCTGGATAGATAGCGCGACGGCGTGATGAACCTCCACCTTCCCAAACGACCACACATTCTTTCGGTCTATGCGTTTCTATGAGAAGATTCAAAGAACGAAGAAATCCAATGATACCGCCAACGTGTTGACCTTCAGCCATAAGCGGGCTGACACAGAAATTTCTGATGTAGACGTTCATTGCGTCAATGATGAGAACTGGTCTTTTAGAAAGAGTCTCATCACCTTTTAGTTGTGTCAAGAGTTTTACTCTGGTGAGATGTCTAGTCCGTTATCGTTCATTTCGCCAATTAGAGACCGTACTTCTTCGTATGACTCTGGATCGACATTCATGTCTGCTGCCGTTATCTTCGTTCTTGTCATTGCCTTTTCAAGGAGTCCATCTACCCAGGGTCTGTACAATTCTTCTAAAGAAATTTTGCCGAAATCTTGCTTATAGAATTTCTTTTCTACAATCATAACGTTCTTTTCATTTGTGACTGTTATCTTCTTCCAGGCACCTGTTCCTGAAATTTCAACCTGATGGTCATTTACCATGTCTGGGCCATGTTCACGAAGTAGGTCAAACATTTCCTCGTGCTCTTCAATACCCTTACCGAAGATGATTCGAAAGTTCGCCGTTCTGAATGGTGGAGCAACCTTATTCTTAATCGCTTTTGCAGATACATGAATACCGATAGGCTCGTCTTTGATACCCTTAATTTGTGCGCCGGCTCCCAGCTTTAGTCTAACTGAAGCGTGATAAGGAATTGACTGTCCGCCAGGACAAACCGTTGGATCTCCATAGTTCACGCCGATCTTCATTCTGGTCTGATTGAGTATCAGGAATAACACATTTTGTTCACCGATGACACCCGTAATCTTTCTCATACCCTTGCTAATTGTGCGTGCCTGAAGACCGATAGTGTTCTGGTCGTAAGTCCCTTCAAGTTCTGCCTTCGGAGAGGATGCTGCAACCGAATCCCAAATGACTGTAATCGGGATATTTTTCCCAAGTGCCTTCGCCTTGAGAATAGTTTTCTCTGCAATGTCAAATACTTCTTCTGTGCAATGTGTATCTGCGTAGACAAATCGCTTCGAGACATCAACACCGAGTGCAGATAAATTCTCTACTGACGTAGCGTTTTCCGAGTCAATGTAACATACTATTCCACCAGCAAGTTGAATTGAACGACCCACTTGTGTAGCAATGTGTGATTTACCGATAGATGGTGGTCCGAAGACTTCAACAATTCTCCCTTCTGGGAGTCCACCGTTTACTCGGTTAGAGATGATGTAATCCAGCATTCTCGAACCTGTCGAAATCCATCGTTTTACATGAGTCGGTGACTGGTCTGATGATAGATTGTACGCTACTCTGTGACCGAGTTCTTTGTTCAAAGAGTTAATAAGATCTGATGTAAAATCAGCGTCTGCGTCAGATACAGTTATGTCAATTTTCTTTTTAATAGCCAAGTTAATCTCCGTTTTTGAATTTTACATCAGTTTGTTAACGTGTTCAACCGGGCTGTGAACCCGGTTGAACATTTATTTTAGAGAACGTTAGTCTTCAAGTTCTGCGAATGCGTCATCAAGGTCATCAGTTACCTTCGCCTTCGACTTTGGCTTGCTTCCACCACCAGATGAGCGAAGTGTTGCAATGTCGTTGTCAATGGTTTCGCTGCTTGTCTTGACACTTGTCGTTACTTCAGCAGTTTCAGTCGTATCACCCGCAATCCACGAATTCA